TTGGGATTTAGGCCACGGTGGCTCCTACTGAAAGTTTCAAGTGCGGCTGGATTTGATTGGCTTTTGTACGATTCATCTCGCAACACATACAACGTGACAAACCTTAATTTAAGGCCAGACTTGTCTGACGCAGAGGGTTCTCAGACCGCCAATAATTTGGATTTTCTTTCAAACGGATTCAAAATTAGAGGCGACTCAAGCGGGTCAATCAACCCAGCGCAGACAATCATCTACGCTGCCTTTGCCGAAAATCCATTCAAACTTTCCCTTGCGAGGTAACTCATGTTCATGCTCAACGGAAACCCTCTCCCCATTGACACCCCATTTGAGGTGGATGGAACTCATTACCCAAGCAATTGGCTCAGGCTCACTAGCTTGGAAGAAAAGCAAGCCATTGGCATCACTGAAGTGCCTGATCCAGAACCATACGATGATCGATTCTATTGGGGCGTTGACAATCCCAAAGACCTTGACCAACTCAAGAAACAGTGGACAGGTTGGGTGGATGACACCGTGTGGCTGATGCTTCAGAAGACCGACTACATGGACTCGCGCAAGGCCAATGACCCTGAGTACACGCCTCCCGCTGATTGGCTGGCATGGCGCTCTGCCATTCGTGCCCAGGCCAAGACCGTGAAACAGGCGATTGCGGCTTCCACGGACATTCCGACCCTTCAGCAAGCCATTACGGTGCAGTGGGCAGCAGACCCTTCGGTGGTGTGAGATGGCTGGCTTTACTTGGAAAATCCTAGAGGTATCTGCCGAGGGTGAGTTGATCACCCACGCCAAATATCATGTGATTGCCGAGGATGAAGACGGCACAACCGTGGAGACTGAGGGGAACTGGTGGTTCAACGGCAAGGAGATCATCAAGCCGTTTGCAGAGGTGACCCAGGATGATGTTGCCAAGTGGATCAAGGAAGAGACTACCCAATACGGGGAGAATTTAATAGAATCCAGACTTGAGGAACAACTAGCGTATCTGAAGAAGAATCGAGTTGTTGTCGCCCCTTGGCTACCGCAGATTTTCACGCCAAATTTATAAGAGGGTTTCATGGCAACACCGATTGACATCATCAGCAGAGCTTTGAAGGATATCGGAGCATTGGAAGCTGGGGAAGTGCCCACCGCTGATGCTGCTCAAGACGCTTTTGAAATGCTGAACGATCTTCTTGACCAATGGTCAAATGAAGACATGATGGTCTACTACAAGACCGAGGTTGTGTTTCCCATCGTTTCTGGTCAGACCCAATACACCATCGGCCCTGGTGGGCAGATTGGCGCAAACTTTGTCGGCAGCATTTCTGGCAACGTCCTGACGGTGACCTCCATCAACTCGGGCGCGATTGCGCTTGGTCAGACCCTAAGTGGGACGGGCATCACCGCAGGGACAACCATCACGGCTTTTGGTTCTGGCGCGGGCGGGAACGTCAACGAGGCGGGCACGTACACGGTCAACATCAGCCAGAGTGTCGCGTCCACCACGATGAATGCCTACTATCAGCGCCCGTTGGTGATCAATTCTGCGTTTGTGCGGATCAACACCAATTCCAACGGTCAGCCGATTGTCAATGGTGGCCTTGACTACCCCGTGGCAATCTTGAACATTGAGGAATACGAGATGATCGGGTTGAAAACCCTGTCAGGCCCGTGGCCCAAGGCGATCTACTACCAACCCACTGAAGTTTTGGGGAACATCTTTGTGTGGCCCAACCCCAGCCAGGGTGAGATGCACCTGTTCTGCGACACAATTTTCAGGCAGTACACCTCCATCTATGACCCGATTGTCCTTCCTCAGGGCTTCACAATGGCGCTTCGCTGGTGTTTGGCTGAACGTCTGATGCCAATGTACGGCAAGAACTCACCGACCCAGATCGCCATGATTCAGGGCTTTGCCGCCCAAGGTAAAGCGACTGTAAAGCGCACGAATATGCGCCCTGTCCAAGCTGCCCGTTATCCCGACAGCCTCCTAGTGGGCAAAGCCAAGGATGCTGGTTGGATACTCTCGGGGGGTTTCTT